ATCACCGACGTTGCTGAGCTCTAAAGTCAAATTATTTCAAAATGTAACAGACACTTGAAAATGATTTTATCTCGGTTATATTAGGTACATATCAAAAAGGAGGCCAACAACTACAAAAGTCAATTATTACTAAATGTAACAACAAGATTGACACTTCACTAGATACCATATAATATGAAGGTATCAAACAAATCAAACACGGGGGATCTAGCTTAGAACTAGATTACAGCTCAACCAATTAGTTAAACGGACAATATGCTACGGGCATACGTCACTGGCGATCAGGGAGCGTTACCTGACTCTTAGGAGTTTAAATCAAACTGTCGGGCTCGAGGGCCCAGGTTTCGAGAGGGACTGTGTGGGAATACAAACGGACGCTAAACAATTACTTACCATAGTCTGTTGCTAGCCAACTAGCCAAATGTCAGCATTTGATAAAATACCTTGACAGACTATTTCATGCGGTCTATAGTTAGTTCAGGCGGGTGCAATTCCTACCAACCGCTCAAATCCACCATCATCAAATCGTGTCTTATTCTCAACTATCACACAATGCACGTGAGATTGTCGCTAAGTTCACACTAGCCACCAGCCAAGAAGTACAGCTCGGCTGTGACTGGTATCCCTCAGCACTCAAAATCTCCGCCCGCATTGGCGAAAAGTATGGGCTCTCGGCTCAGGTTGTTGCTGGCGTCATCGCTGCCCTATCACCTAACAACCGTTGGGAGCGTAACATCATCGACGCTGAGAACGTCATCAAGGCGTGGCGGCATGGCGACGACGACGACGTGCTCGCAGTCAAAGTGTGTACGTACAAGCCAATGCTAGCCAAGGCCCTGCAGATTCTCAACTCAGCATCCTGCTACATCGTTGACATTCTCAACGGCCCCAAAATCACCGAGTTTTACAACTGCATCACCAACCCTGCCATGACTGACGTGTGCATCGACGGCCACGCCTACAGTGTGTGGTTCGGGCAACGTCTCACCATGAAAGAGGTGCCACCCATCGGCAAGAAGCTACGGGCTACCATCAAGCAAGATTATCGTGACGCCACTGCGTTCATTAACGAGGAGCTATGCGAGCACTTCTACCCTGCGGACATCCAAGCTATCACATGGGTTACACACAAACGTATCTACAATGTATAGACAACTAACCTTCGAGCCTGTAATATGTGGGGCAGTCATGTCCTACAAAGGCATCCTATCTGACCCTGCCATTGTCCTCACTCTCACATCCTTACATGAGAAAAACTATGACCTCTGCGAATCAGCCCACACCGACAGGTGGTTCTTCGACCCCGAGCAAGGACTCTCACAAACGGAGACGCCCTACGCTTAAGGAGACACAAGCCAGCCAACAGATACCGCCCGAGGTATGGAGGGCCATCCAATACCTAGAATATCGCAAACTACGCCACAAACACCCACACGTATGAAAGTACTAATCGCCTGCGAGTTCAGCGGGGTAGTACGTGAAGCCTTCACCAAGCGAGGCCATGACGCTACCAGCTGTGACTACCTAGCTTCCGAGCAGCCATTCGGCAAGCACTACCAAGGTGATATGTTCCAGATTGCTTATGGTCACTGGGATCTTATCATCGCACACCCACCCTGCACAGATCTGGCAGTCTCAGGCTCTAAATACTGGGCCGAGAAAGTCAAGGACGGACGGCAAGGCCGAGCCATCGAGTTCGTCGAACGTATCTGGCAGCTACCCTGCCCCAGGATTTGTATTGAGAACCCTGTTGGTGCCTTGTCTACACGCAGTAAACTAGGCAAACCAGCCCAATACATCCACCCCTACCAGTTCGGCCACCCCGAGGCCAAGAAGACTGGCCTGTGGCTCAAGAATCTACCACCACTCATACCTACCAATGAGCTGGAGCTACCCGAGCGTGGCTACTGGGACAACCAAACACCCAGCGGTCAAAACAAGCTCGGCCCATCCGAAGATCGTTGGAAGCTACGTGCTGCAACGTATCAGGGCATAGCCGACGCAATGGCTAGCCAATGGGGTTGACGTTCTCCCAGATAGCTGCTATGCTATCTCTGAGGGCCTCACCCTCTGCTGTTTACCACACAACTATCATGCAACCAAAAAAACGCACTTCAACATGTGTCAAGTCCATCGACGTTGACCCTATCACTGGATCAGCTACAGTTACATACTTGACTGGCTCTTCATACGAGTACACCAATGTATCACGCAGAGCTATTGCTAACCTACTCACACAACCACAAATGAGCCTTGGCTTCTGGGTCAACAAGAACTGCAAAGCTCAGGGCGTACACGTCAAGCAGATCGCAGACGCTTACTACCACAGACGTCCAAAGGTCAGAGTATCACTACCAGCGGAGCTAGCAGCAAATGTCTAACGTGAAACTAATCTTCGATCAATCCACAGCTCCCAGCCTACTATCTATGGGGCAGAGCTACGAGCCATCAACCAATGGCACCATAGCTGTTACCGTTGAGGACGCAGACAGCGGCCTCCTCGAGGACATACTATCCAATGCGGGTCTATCTATGCTCGCTGATGAAGTAATTTACACAGACTTCATGCAATGAAACAGTGCAGGCAATGCGGAGAGCTCAAGCCACTTGACTCCTTCCCACTATTCTCAACTGCTGGGGCTGGACGTAAGAATACGTGCAAGTCCTGTCAAAACCATCACGTCAGAGTTCGTAACCGCCTACGCAGGATGCACAAGCCACCATCGTCGGGTGCTTGTCCTGCATGTGGGAGGCATACAACACGCTGGGTGCTCGACCATTGCCACCGCACAGATCAATTCAGGGGTTACATCTGCGACCCATGCAACACAGCATTTGGAAAACTTGACGATGACCCCAGGATTATGTTAAAATCTTTACAATGGCTACAATCACATGACCAATCCTAACAATTCCATCCAAATGTGGACACTCACACGTCTATGTCCATACCACTACGAACGCACAGTTCTTGGCGTATTCATTGATGCTGAGGCTGCACTGTACAGACTCAAAAGGCTTACAGATATGGCTGCTGATGGCGAAGAGTTTACGCTCGAGTGCCATGACGTCAAAACTATCACCGAGGAGCGTGTTGCCTTCGAGGAGTACGAGTCATCAAAAAAGTCCGATGGTTCAAAGGTAGTAGAGATAGGGGCCTAAGATGAAACTATTTTATGCAATGACTACACAAGAATTTATTGACGAGGTGTTCACTATAGCCAAGCAAGGCTCAGGACAAGAACAGCTATCTACCTCAGAGGTTGTTGACGAGCTACGCATACTCAAAGACAAGGCTTTGAAGTGGGACATTTTACACAGATCATTTGTTGAAACATTATGAGCACTTTACACCACGAAACCATCATGGAGCAAATCTATGAGGAAGTACAAGAAGATCACCCCGAGCTAGACCAAGATGCTTGGGAGGCAATCGCCAAGATTAGATTCGAGGCTAGGTGCCTATGAGAAAACCTGAGAAACATGAGTGGATCTACGGTGTGTTTGGTGTTCTTGTCACATGGTCATTCCTTGGTTTCTTTGTACTACTATCTCTTATACTACCCGAAACTCGACCACCAAAATACCAACATTTACGGATTATCTCATCATGGCAGGACGAATATTCAACAACCGCATCAAAGAACTTAACAAATGGAAGGCCACTAACAAGTTAACACAAGTGACCTTTGACATGGGGTATGAGGCAGCTCTCACATGGGAGCTACCGCCATCCTATGTATGTGTAGTCAGAGCCATGTTACCCAACGGAAAGATTAACGAAAGGTCATATCGAAATGGTATAGCTGCCAAGAGATACATGACCAAGTTACTTGAAGATGGTAATGACTACATGGTAATGACCAGCAACGAAATCCTAGACACACTTGACTTTATCCCATGAACCCACATGACTTAGCCAATGTCCTTGACAAAAAGGGCTATTGGATAGATGATGATACTGGGGAGGTATCTATGTCGATTGATACCACACTCGAAGAAGAGAAACCCACCGACCTTTTAGTATTACTCGCAGCTACAGGACAGCTGGAGCTAAGGTATGACAGCCTTAACGACCCCAGGTTTTTTCTAAACAACTGGAAATGCTACGAAAGCATGGAGGAATACTGCAAGGTGCATCCACATGAACCCCAATGTAAAACCTATGATACGTAAATTAACACAACGGCAAATTGACCGCCTTGATGACTACGAATACTCACTATTTCTCGCCTATGGAGACTCATTCAAACCTACACCGACAGTTTCTACTGGAGCAGGAAGCTATAGCTCAAGGGAAGCAGAGGCTTCACGACTCATTAAAGCAGCTAGAATCGAAGTCATACGCAAGTGCAAGCGTTTACGGAGTGTCCTCAATAAGAGAGGCATTACCCTACCTAGTTGAGCACATACAGACACAGTTCTGGAAACTTCAGAATGGTCAAGCTGGTAAATATTACCAACCAATCAAGCAGTACCTTGACGAGCTGGAGCCACTAGCTATTGCTACCATACTGTTGAAAGTCACCTTTGACAAAGTGTTCAGTACACGCACCAACCAAAATACATTGGTTCCCGTACTGGCTGCCATTGGCTCTGCATTGGAGGCGGAAGCTAAGTTTAGATGGTACAAACAAGAGCACCCTAACCTTATGTCCTACATCGAGAAGACATACTATCACAGCTCATGTGGTACGCAGCAACGTGAAGCAATCGCTAGCCAAAAGTTTGGTTCTCATGGAATTAAATGGGATTCCTGGGGGACAAAAACTAGGCTGACACTAGGAAGATGGGGATTAGATGCAGTCATCCAGACTACTCAATGGTTCACTGTTGACAAACATAACCACAGAAAAAGGTATTTTTACAAGGTAGTTCCTACCGAGTTGTTTGACACCAAACGCCATGAACTAATCAAATCTGCTGAGTTATTTAGCGGTATTCCTTGGCCTATGTTAGTGACTCCTGATGACTGGGGGTATGATGAAAATGGTGAGATTATTTATGGAGGTTATCTAACCAACCGAATGATGAAAGGCCATGAAATGACTAGGGTTAGGAGCAACGTTACCATAATACACGGAGAAACGCCTTTAAACTTTTTAAATAAGTTACAAAAGGTGCAATATCGTGTCAATCGTCACGTGCTAGATGTGGCTGAAGAGCTAGTTGAAAGAGGGTATGTAGTGGGTAAATTTATACCCATATCTCCTTCATTCAAACCACCTAGACCACCAGCTGCAGATGATGATGAGCAAGTAAACAAGTCTTGGCGAAGACAAGTTGCTGAAGCTCACAATGCTGACCGTATAAATTTTAAAAGATCGGTTAGAACTAGGACACAGATGGAGGCGGCTAGAAAGTTCAAAGACGAGGACTTCTATCTTTGTTGGTCTTTTGATTACAGAGGTAGAGCATATCCCATTCCAGCCTTCCTCACTCCACAAGATACAGACTTTGGTAAGTCATTGTTAAGATTTGCTAATGAGTGCAGTGTAAGTAAAGAGTCTGAGTTGTGGTTGTCTTTTCAAGTAGCTACCAGCTACGGGTTGGACAAGGCCACGTTGGATGACCGACACGAATGGGTCAAACAAAACAAAGACTTAATTTCAAGGGTTGCAACCAACCCCATCGAGAACCTAAGCGAATGGGAAGAGGTTGAGGAACCTTGGCAGTTTATGGCTGCCTGCCATGAGTATTATCATTGCTGTATCAAAGGTGATAAACACACCACAGGTCTTATGGTCGCTGTTGATGCAACATGCTCTGGTCTGCAAATTTTAGCAGGACTGGCCCGAGACAAGTCTACCGCTGAATTAGTCAATGTCTGTCCCAGCCAGAAACCAAGCGACGCCTACCTTGCAGTTGCCGACGAAGCCAAAAGGTTCCTACCGTCATACATGCACCGATGGATGACACGTAAGACCACTAAACGAACCGTTATGACTATACCCTACAACGCTACTAAAGACAGCAGTAGGAAGTACATAAGGGAATCATTACAAGAGCAAGGGTTTGAAGTGGACAAAGATGAGTTAACAACCATCGTAAATGCAGTCTATCAAAGCATGGACAGCATAGTTCCTGGGCCCATGAAGGTAATGAGATGGATTAAAAAACATGTAGGCCAGTACATCAGAGATGGTGCTACTGCAGTAGAATGGACTACTCCCTCTGGATTCCATGTATATCAAAAAAGAGATGACATTGAAACAGAGAGGATGAGATTACAGTTACTAGGGAGTGTCTCTATTAGGATACCCAACGGTAACTCAAAGCCCAGCCCTACCAAACACAAATCAAGTACGGCTCCAAACTACATCCATTCATTTGACGCTTCGCTCTTACACAGATCTTTTACTGAGTTCAATGAGCCATTCACAGTTATTCACGACTCCGTTCTTTGTAGAGCAGGAGACATGGGAACACTCAATTCGCTTGTGCGAGAAACCTACACCAATATATTCACAGAAGAATGTTGGCTTACACGTTTTGCACAGGACATCAATGCCACTGAACCACCACCAATCGTAGGTACATTAGACCCTACAGTTGTTTCAAATTCCACCTATTTTTTCTGCTAATGCCAACAACACACGTAACACCAAAACCAGTTGTACTCGACGGATTCCAAGCTATACTAAAAGCTGGAGAGTGGGGGTACAAACTATCTGCTTTAATTACAGACAAAGAGCTTCTTCAAACATTAGAAGAGGAAAGAGAGTCTGCATTGGAGTGGGCAAGAGGCAGAGCTAAGAACCCTAAAAGGGTAACAGTAAAGCCTGAGCCTTGGGAAGAGCTAGAGAACAAAGCTGGCTCATACCATATCAGATTCAGCTGGAAAGATGGAGACAAGATATTTCCAGTTGTAGTTGACACAGAGGGGACAATCATAGAAGACAAAGAGACACCTATCTACAGCGGTAGTCAGGTTAAACTAGCCTTCTTCCAAAAGCCATATGTTCTACCAAGCGGTGACATTGGTACATCACTAAAACTAAAGGCAGTCCAAGTTGTTAGTCTTAACAGCGGAGCTGGTGTCGTTGACAGTGGCGACATGTCAGCCGAAGATGCTCAAGCATTGTTTGGTGCTACAAAAGGTTTCAAGACTGAACAACCTAAAGTAGATGCAGCACCCAGCTCCATTGACCCTGACGATGACTTCTAATGCGAAGTAACCTTGAAACAGATGTAGCAGATCTGCTTTCTCAAATGAAGCTAGACTGGGAGTATGAGGGTGAGTCATTCAAATATACTATTGACCACAAATATACTCCCGACTTCAAGGTAAACAACATCTATCTTGAATGTAAGGGCTACTTCAAACCAGCTGACCGCAGGAAGATGCTGGCTGTAAAACGTGACAATCCTGACTTAGACATCCGCTTTGTATTCCAAGCACCACACAACAAGATTTCAAAAAAATCTAAAACCACGTACGCTGTGTGGGCCGAGAAACATGGCTTTCCTTGGTGTGCCTATTATGCAATCCCAGTCAACTGGCTTAAATGAATCAACCTTCTTACATCACGCCCCTTGTTCTCAGTGTGGCTCGTCAGATGGCAGTTCCGTATATTCTGATGGACATACTTATTGTTTTGTATGTAACCACTTTAATAGTGGGGAGTTATCTTCCACCATCGTCAAACCAAAATGGTCTAAAGCCATGCTAAAGGGCGATCCAATAAAATTACGCAAAAGAGGTTTAACAGAGGAAACCTGTCGTAAATATCGTATTCACAAAGACGGTGATACGCTACGTATGCACTATTTTGACAAAAACGGTCAAGTATGTGCAGCAAAAGTCAGAACAAAAGAAAAAGATTTCTGGCTAGAGGGTAACAACGTAGACTCTCAACTTTTTGGGCAAAATTTATTCCCAGACACAGGCACACGCCTAACCATATACGAAGGTGAGCTTGATGCCGCCTCTGGTTGGGAAGCATTGCCTAAATGGCCCCACGTATCTATACCCACAGGTGCTAAGGGTGCCAAAAAATCCCTGCAAAAAGTTTTACCACTATTACAAGGCTATGAAGAAGTCGTACTATTTTTCGACAACGATAAAGATGGTATCGAAGCAGCACAAGAATGTGCTGAACTTCTACCAGCGGGCAAAGCAAAAATTGCTCGTATGGAAAAATACAAAGATGCCTCTGATGCCTTACAACAGGGGGACTCGGAAGCGGTACGTCGAGCTATCTGGGACGCAAAAACTTACCGTCCTGACGGCATTGTTGACGCAAAATCGCTTCTTGAATTAGTAACCACACCTACACCACCAGCTGACCATGACTATCCCTTCAAAGGACTCCAAGAAAAACTACACGGCATCCGCTATGGAGAGCTTACGACGATTACTGCGGGATCTGGAACGGGAAAATCATCCTTCTGCAGAGCCATTGCAAGTGACCTTCTATCTAAAGGAGAACGGGTCGGTTACTTGGCGTTGGAAGAATCGAACAGGAGATCTGCCCTTGGATTGATGTCAGCCGCACTAGGTAAATCATTCCATCTAGGTGAACATGACAAATCAGAACTTGAAAACGCTTTTAGTCGTACTCTATCAAATTGGAATCTATACTTGTTTGATGGCTTTGGGAGTTACGATCCTGACACAATTTACTCTCGCATCGAGTACCTTGCCTGTGGATTGGAGTGTCGTGTTGTATTCCTAGACCACCTCAGTATATTATTGAGTGGACTTGATGGCGATGAACGACGTATGATTGACGTTACCATGACTAAGCTACGTTCATTAGTTGAGCGTACAGGCATCGCTCTATTCCTTGTATCGCACCTCAGACGTACTCAGACAGACAAGAACCATGAGGAAGGTGCACGTGTTACACTTGGACAACTTAGAGGATCTGCAGCGATTGGTCAGCTTAGTGACGGAGTTATCGGGCTCGAAAGGGATCAGCAGAACTCAAGCAAACGAGATCATACGATTGTTAGAGTCCTCAAGAACCGCTATTCTGGTGAAGTTGGCGTCGCCACTGAGCTAGTTTACAATTTAGACACCTGTAGTTTCACCGAACATGCAATTACCGAACAACACTTTGACCCGACGACAGACTTCGGGTGACTTGGACGTAGCATTTGACATAGAAACAAACGGTATCGACTCAACTGAGATACATTGCATGGTTTTACAAGAC